ATGACTCTGGTTACTGGACAAATGGAAATACATTAAACACTAGTGCTACAAACCAGAATGATGGAGACGCAAAGTTTGCATCATTTAACAACTTCAATGCAAAAGATATTTTTGCACGATGGCCTGACATTGGATCTGGTGGAAGTATTGGTGGTCTAGGAAACTGGACATGGTTGGAAAATAATTTCTACGGTGGAAATAGAATTACACTAAGAAGTTTGTTTAGTTCTGTTGATAGATACTTTATCAGAGACGCTCTGAACTTCAGTGGTTGGGGTGGTCCTTGGAGCACTCAGAATGACGTTAGATTCTATGGATTTAACTACAGATCTAACGGTACAGACACAAGAACTCGCTGGGGATTTGGTTGGAATGAAAATGGCGGCGGTCTCTATCCTAATGGCAACATGGGTAGTGATGATGTTGGTGGTGGTATTGGTATGAAGTATCGTGGTGGATCTAGATGGTCTGCTGGTGATGTTGTTGGTTGTTGCCAAAACCGTACTGGCATGAGAAGAAACGCTCGCGTGGAGATTTACGTAAGATGAACGTAGAATTAACAGAAGAAGAATACAAACATATTATTGAACTCAGAAAGTCTAGGTATTACTTAGATATTACTGAGGACGAGTATGAGATGCTCAGAAATCGTAAAGAGATGAGCAAGAAACATACAGATAAATATGTAGAGAATATCGAGAAAATCAAAAAGGAAGCGGCAAACGCTTACATTGCGAAGTCTGCAAATGATTTGCTAGACAGAGTAAATGATTTAAAACTCGGTAAGTATGATAAAGGATCTTTTGCAAACTCCCCTGGTTTCTTGTCCAATTATAATCAGGATACACCAGAGAGAATCCAAGCAGAAGCTCTTAATCATATGATTCGCGCAATCGCAGCAGTATACCCGAATTGAAATGTCACAGATTAACGTAACCAGGGTTTCATCTCTACAGGGTAACAATTCGTTATCCGTTGATTCCAATGGCACATGTGATGTCACTGGAAACCTTAGAATCAAAAGATGGACCAACTCTAGTAGACCAAGCAGTCCTCAGATCGGTATGATCGGATTTAATACCGATGAAGAGTCCGCAGAAGTTTATGATGGAACTGAGTGGTCTGGTTTTGGTGGATCTAAGATCGATGGATCATCTGCTGAAAAAGCAGCACCATCTGCAGCAGCAATTCTTGCAGTAAACCCAGCAGCAGCTGATGGTGTTTACTGGATTTCTCTTCCCACTGTTGGTGCTACTCAGGTTTATTGCGCTATGGGAAGTAATCACCTAGGTGGCGGTGGTTGGATGCTTGCTTGGAAGTGTACCAGAGGAAACACTTTCAACTATAACAACTCTTACTGGTCTCAGTCAAATACTTATAATGCTACCACTCAGTTGAATAGAAACGATGGTGACCATAAGAACCACGTTTTCAACTACTACAACGCATCTACAATGTGTGCGGTGTTCCCAGACTTGGGTAGTAATGGTGGTCAGTCTTCTGTCCCATACACTGCATGGACATGGAGACAGGGTACAGGATCTACATGCCTTTCCAGATTGCAAAGTCAGCAGCAATTGTCTGGCAACCCTCGTGGTAATAGTATGTGGCAGGGTTCCAGATTCTCTAACCAAAATGGTTTCCAGTGGTATGGATTTAACTATAGAGGAAATGGTAACAACCGAGTTCGTTGGGGATTTGGTTGGAACAACGAAGGCGACCAAGGATCTAATGATGTCTCTGGTGGCATTGGCGTCCAGCGTTCTGGTGCTTCTGCAGGAGATCATATCTACTGCTGCCAAGGCACTACTGGTGTAAATAGAACTATCAGAGCGGAGATCTGGGTACAATGAAGTTGACTCCTGAAGAATACTTGTTCCTTTTAGAGAGAAGAGGAGCTTTAAGTGTAACCGATGAGGAAAAAGAACTCATCAGAAATCGCAGACTTGGTGAAAGAAATGCGTGGAGTAGTTACATCCACTACATTAAACCAATGAGAATTTCTGGTACTGTAGAATCACAAACAGTTGCCAAAGAAGTTTATGACCTTGCAATTGAGTTGAAGGCAGGAGATGTTACATTAGATGAGTTCACACGAAGAGTGAAACAAATGAGACTATCTGTTAATGGTCAACTTGCATACATGGTAGATCAAATTATCAAACTTCATGACAAGGAACCCGAACCAGATTTGAATATTGACACTACTTTGTGATAGAATAAATATTGATTGATATATCATTCCCCTGATTACTATGGATCCTGCACAACTTAAGAAGAATTTTGAGGAGCAAATTGCTTCTACAGAAAAACAAATTGCAGAACTAGAAGAAAACCTAGTCAAAGCAAAAGAATACAAACTGAAGCTGACTGGTGGTCTTGAGACCTTGGGTCTTCTAGAAGATCAACCCCCTTCTGATCTTCCACAGACACCAGAAGAAGCAGCAGCAGAATAATCCCAGATCCCTTCTTCCTAAATAGGTAAGAAGGGATTTTTTGTGTGTAATGGCATCTCCAAACTCAAGAGCTGATCTCATAACATATTGTAAGAGGCAGTTGGGTGAGCCTGTCCTACAAGTTAACATTGACGACGAGCAGGTAAACAACGTTATTGATGACACGTTCCAGTTCTTTCAGGAGAACTGCTACAACGGTATGGAGAGGTGTTATCTCACACACGCAATCACCGCTGATGATAAAACTAGACTTGCTGCTGAAGTCACAACAACAACTGGAACTACTAATTGGGAAGAGACAACTAATTATATTCCCATCCCAGACCATGTTGTAGGTGTCAGTAAAGTTTTTGGAATGGTTGGTAACTCCATTCGTTCCAATCTGTTTGGTATTGAGTATCAGATTTTCTTAAATGATCTATACGCTTTTGGATCTCTAGATATTCTGAACTACTACATGACCAAACAATATCTAGAAACTTTGGATATGGTCTTAAACAATGGATCTTTCCAACAGTTCAGATATACACAACGTCGTGATCGTTTGTACTTAGATATCGACAAAGATTTCTTACAGGAAGGACAGCATCTATTGATTGAAGCACACCGCTTGATCGATCCAAATGATGCTACCGAAATGTATAATGATATGTTTGTCAAGAAATATGCTACTGCATTGATGAAGAAAATGTGGGGTATGAATCTAATTAAGTACAACAATGTTCAACTGCCTGGTGGTATCACACTAAATGGCAGACAACTATATGAAGACGCACTAGGCGAGATTGAGAAAATCGAAAGCGAAGTTCTCAGCAAGTACGCCATCCCACCAATGGATATGATCGGATAAGATGCCTACTAGTCCTTATTTTCCAACGTACTACCAAGGAGATTCAGGAGAGCAGACCCTGTATCAGGATCTGGTCGATGAGCAGATTAAACTGTTCGGATCTGATATCTACTATCTACCACGTACTATCCTTAAAGATAATACGTTAGATGATATTGTCTATTCAAAATATCAAGAGCAATTCCAAGTAGAAATGCTACTCTCTAATGTAGAGGGTTTTGGTGATACATCAGAATTTATTAGTAAGTTTGGATTGCGTGTCACGGATGAGGTAAAGTTCCGTGTATCTACACGTCGATGGGATGAAGTTGTTGCCGCAAACAATCCAACATTAACTGTTGATGGAAGACCCAATGAAGGAGACCTTCTATACTTCCCATTAACAAAAGATTTGTATGAAATTAAATTTGTAGAAAGAGAACAACCTTTCTATCAATTTGGAAAGATTCAATATTATTCAATGACTGCTGAGATCTATGAGGTCGGTAGTGATGACTTTGATACTGGTGTTGCAGAGATCGATGTTGTCGAAGAGACTTATGCAGCTGCTATCAAACTCTTTATGGATCCTGGTGGTACAGGAGACTTTACTGTAGGTGAGGAGGTTGTTGGAGATGAGTTCTTAGCAAAAGCAACATCTACTATTACAGGTGATGCTGTTACTAGTATAACTATTACAGACGGTGGTTCGCATTACAAGGTCGCCACACCACCAACAGTAACCATTACAGGAGACGGAAGTGGTGCTACTGCGACTGCTACAGTCAGTTCTACTGGTATTGTTAATGGCATCCTCGTTACATCTGGTGGGAGTGGCTATAGTTCTGCACCAACTGTCACAATTGACTACTCCCCCAAAGATAACAGAGCAGAAGTCAAGTCCTGGGATAGCGCAACCAGAGCTCTCGAAGTCTACAACAGAACAGGAACCTTCACCACTGCTGAAGTAATTACTGGTCTAACTTCTGGTGCTAAGTGGAGTCCTGAGACATTTGACACTCTAAATAATGTATCAATATCTTACGACCAAAATAGGGAAATCGAAGACGACGCTGATAATATCATTGATTGGACTGAGGGCAACCCATTTGGCGAATTTGGAAATAAGACAGGTAGCTTCTGATGTTAGGATCTCATTTTTACAACGAAACTATTAGAAGGAATATTATTGCCTTTGGTACTCTTTTCAACAACATTGAGTTGCAGAAAAAAGACCCAACTACTGGTAATGTGCTAGAGGTAGAGAAAGTGCCTCTGGCATATGGTCCCAAGAATAAGTTTCTAACAAGACTAGAGCAAAACCCAGGAGCGGATAATAAAGTTGCTATCACCCTACCACGTCTATACTTTGAGATGCAGGGTCTAGATTATGATGCTCAGAGAAAAACACCACCAACTCAAAAGTATAAAACAATTATCACTGATGATGGTGATGAAATAAAGAGTCAATACGTTCCTGTTCCATATAATTTTAATTTTGAACTAGGAGTAATTGCTAAATCACAAGACGAAGCACTGCAGATTGTAGAGCAGATCTTGCCATACTTCCAACCATCATTTTCAGTCACAATTAATTTCATACCAGACATGGATGAAAAACGTGACGTTCCCATTGTCTTAAACAATATCAGTTACGAAGATGAGTGGGATGATAGTTTCTTAAATCGTAGATACATTGTTTACACACTACAGTTTAGTGTGAAATCATATCTATATGGTCCATACAGCAATGCTGGTATCATTCGCACTGCTATCATCAATGACTCCATTGGAGATCTTAACGTCAGTCGCAGAACAGTCACCCGTACATATTCTCCTAAGGCAACTGAGGATAAGAATGGCGATGGTGCAATTAACGCAGCAGATGATGCGTTGGTAACTGCTGATGATGATTTTGGATTTAACGAAGGTATTACCTACTACTGATTATGAGCTTAGAAGAAAACATGGAGAACATCCTTAATATCGATGCAGAGGTGGTTGAAAGCAAACCATCTAAACCCGTGCCGCCTAAGGTCGATAGGGACGATCGTGAGAAGGATTATGAATATACCAGGGGTGAGTTATACAGTCTCATAGACAAGGGGCAGGAGGCGGTTA